GGTGACCACGTTTAACCAGACTTACAACATGGCTGGCATGACGACTTACAGCATTTTTGCTGCCGACAATACCTATGTGCTTTCACAGGGTTTTTTGCCCGAAACGGTGACCACCAGCGAAACTTCGTCAGCGCGCATTACAGCCGTTTTAAGCGCTGCAACCTATACAGGCGCTACATCCTTGACCGCCAGCCCTACAGCTACGCTAGGGGCTTATACGATCGCTAGCGGCACAAACGTAAACGCCTACATAAACCGCATCCAGCAGGCCGAGCAAGGCCGTATTTTCTGTGATCGAGAAAACGTGCTGACCGCCCAAGAGCGCATAGGCACAACACTGGCAGCTGCCACAGCCACGTTTGATGACACTGGCACAGCCACACCGTATGACAGCATTTTTGTAGAGTTTGACCAACAGTCAGTAGTCAACAATGCTGACATCACTATTGAGTCTGGCGGCACGCTACAAAACGCCAGCAACGCTGCATCTATTGCAGAGTACTTTACGCAAACAGAGGCGATCACAGACAGCCTGCTAAGTAGTGACGGTCAAGCTGCCACACTTGCCAGTTACTTGCTATATCCAAACCCACGCCCACGCTTTACCAGTGTGTCAACCACATTTGCCAGCCTCACCGATGCCCAAAAAACGGCGTTAGCACCTATTGAAATTGGTCAAACCGTGTCAGTCACTAAGACGTTTCCATCTGGCACACCGTTAAGTGTCAATCAAGACCTGAGTGTTGAGGGCATAGACCACGTTATAGACATGAACACAGGCCACCGCATGACCTTGTGGACATCGCCAACCGTCATCCTTGACCAGTTTATTTTGGATGACATTACGTTTGGTGTGCTATCTACCAGTAACGCGCTCGGTTAGGATAAAGTGCAACTATGACTACGCCTTTCCCGTTTGTAGCAAACACGATTTTGACAGCTGCACAACTAAACGCCGTTACTACGTTGCCAATATCGGCCAAGACCGCCAGTGCCACACTGGTGGTTGGTGATGTCGGTTATCGAGTGCAAATGACATCCGCATCTAGCACAACAATCACAGTGAACACAGGCATATTTTCGCAAGGCGACACAATTTGGATTTCTAACCTCGGCAGCGGAATTTGCACAATTACGAGCGGAACGTGCACAGTTTCTACGGCATCAAGTTTAGCGTTAGCGCAATATGGGGGTGGCACGCTAGTTTTTCAAAGTGCTAGCGCCGCAACTTTTTTTAGCCAACAGGCAGCAACATACGGCGCGTTTACAGGTGGCACGGCGTTTCCATCGCCACCATCTGGTTACACAGGTGCATCGTTTACAACTGACTCAAATCTTGTCGTGACTCGCAGTGGGCTATTTGATGTGATGCTCATTGCGGGCGGTGGCGGCGGGGGAAACCGTGACGCAATTGACACTGTTAATAGTGGCGGTGGTGGTGCTGGTGGTGTTGCAGTTGCAACCGTTTATCTTGCCGCTGCGACTTACGCAGTTGATGTTGGCGCGGGCGGTGCAGCACAGTTAGTTGGATTGGCAAGCACCATTGGCTCGGTTACGGCTGGTAGCACTGTTGCGCCTACTGCCGTTGGCGGCGGCGCAGGGTCAGGATTTAACCCAAACTATTTATTAACTACTAGCACAGGAGGTAGTGCAGGCGCTCGACGAAACGACCAAAGCGCAGGCGCAGTATCTATTCTTGGTCAAGGTAACTCATCTGGTGCAGGGCAAGGAACATTGGGTAACGGTAACGGTGCAGGCGGTGGCGGTGGTGCAGGCGCGGCAGGCGCAGTTGGCACCAACGCAGCAGGCGGTGCAGGCGGTGCAGGCTTAGAGGTAAACACTTTTATTGGTGGCAGCTCATTGTTTAAGGCTGGCGGGGGCGGCGGTCAACGCAATTCAGGTAGCGGCGGCGCTGGTGGCTCATCTGTCGGCGGTGCTGGCGCGTCATCAAACACGACAGGCGGAACGGCAGCAGCAAACACTGGTAGCGGTGGTGGCGGCGGTGACGGCGGCGGCGCGGGCGGTAGCGGTATTGTGTACGTTAGGACAAAATCATGAGCTTGCCACAGTATTTTGCACAAGTTACTGACGGTGTTGTCACAAATGTTGCTGTAGTTACCACCGAATTTATGGCAGAAAACCCAGAGCGTTATCAAGGCGAATGGGTAGAAACTTTTATAGATGTACCGGGCAAAACTTATGCAGGTATTGGTTACACATGGAACGGCACAGACTTTGTACCGCCTGTTTATGTACCGCCAATTGTGCCGTCATGACTGTAAATAACTTGCCTAAGTTTGTTATTTTGCTTGTCGGTTTATTGTGTCTTACCGCGTTGATGATTGCCGACAAGATTGACATGGCATCAGGCGTACCAATGCTGACAATGATTATCGGCTACTCGATTGGCAACGGTGTAAACGCTAAACAAGGCGGCGAGTCAACAAACGTGTTTCGCACTAAACCCAAAAAGTGATACCAGCCAACCCTAAAGTCATTGGGTCTAAGCCGTACACGGGCAACAGTGACGGTGCAACTGCAGGCCCACTGCCCGGCATGGATGAGTGGATACGGCAAGCCATCAAATATGGTGGCGGCGCGTTTTGGAATAACGGCAGCTGGGGAATACGCAATATGCGCGGCTCAGAAAACTTAAGTGTGCACGCGTGCGGTAGGGCGGTGGATTTGTCTTACAGGCCGTCAGAGAAACAGCCAACAGCAAACCGTAAAAGCTCAATGGCTTTTTTACGCATCATCATTGCCAACGCAAACGAGTTAGGAATAGAACAAGTACTTGACTATTTTCCTAAAGCGTTTGGGCGCGGCTGGCGTTGCGACCGACAGGCTTGGAAAAGTTACAGCAAGCCAACATTGGCAGGCGCACCGGGTGGCGATTGGCTACACGTAGAGGTATCACCAGCATTTGTAGATCAGCCTTTAACCCTTATACAGCAAGCGTTTAAGCGGGTATTCACCGAATTGCCACAGTAATGCCCTATGGTGGAAACACCGACGATAGGAGATGCAATGGCAGACGCTAAAACATACGTGTACGAGGTTTACACCACGCACCTAGACAGCAGTCAAATGGTGCTCGTGCAGATATTTCGTGACCCAGACACCGACAAAGTGCTACACGCGCAAATTGCCTTTAAGGATGCAATCGGTGACAGCTGGCAGACCCCTTACCAATTGGAGAAAAAATGAGCTATTTAGCAATCAAAATAGGTGCATGGATGATAAGCGGTTTAGCAGCGTTTGTGCTGTTGTGGGATGCCAGCGAGCCAGTAGCACCAAAAATACAGCCGGGCGTACAGATCACTACGACTTTGCACAGTGTTGTGCCAGTGACCGTTGCGCCAACTACCACAGTGCCTAAAGGATGTGCACAATATGTGGCAGACGCAATTACCGCCGGCTGGCCTGCAGATCAAGCACCCATGCTGGCGCGTGTGATGTTTCGTGAGTCACGTTGTATTGCTTTGGCATTTAACTCACAAGACCCTGGCGGTAGTCGAGGTCTAATGCAGGTCAATGCCGTGCACGAAACGTGGCTTAAAGAGGCTGGCATTATTACGCACCTAGACGATCTGTTTTACGCAGATGTAAACATCCGTGCCGCGCTACACCTATGGCGTATGGTTGGCTGGTCAGCGTGGGCAAGTACACATGGCTGATATTCCATATCCCGAAACTGGCATTAGCCAAGAAACAAGAGCAGCAATGTATCCCGAAAATTACAGCGACAAATACAACAAAGTGTTTAAGCAATTTGTTGACGAAATCATTGCACCAGTGCTGCCAATAGACCGCTTAAACAACCACGACATTTTGCTTGACGAGCTAGAGCTAATGTATGACGCACACATGACCATTGGCGGTCAACAAAACAGGTTTAACGCTTCAGTGCTACGCGCGGCCATAAATGTTATACGCGCCCTGTAAAGCGTGCGGTTTAACAATGCACGGCACTCGATACCGGCACAACCCAGAAAAAGTAATGTGGTTACATCCCAGCCTAAAAGCGTGTAGTAAGGTCAAACCAATAAACCCGACTAAAAGAAAGACCCGACATGATTAAAACAGAAATAGTGATACCGCTAACTGCAGACGATGTGAGCAAAATTTACAACATTGCTGCAACTTGTGACGCACAAATAAAGTTGCGTAAACAACGTGATGATTACACTGCATTTGATCACACCAACAGAGTTGGTTACGCAGGCGAATACGCGTTTGCTAAATGGTTACAAGTGCCGTTTAAGTACAAGTCTTATGATCGACTAAGCACAGACGTAATGGGTTATCAAATCAAAACAACAGCGTTAAGCACCGGGTCTTTAATAAAAAAACTTAGCAACCCATCTGGCACTTATGTGCTGGCAATTCTTAATGGCGATTATGAGTCAGTGACGTTAAAAGGTTGGGCATTAAGTCAAGACATTGAGCAAGAGTGCTATTGGCGTAACGATGTACCTAAACCTGCATGGTTTATGCCTCAATCACAATTGTGGTCAATGGATGAGTTAACAGAAACACCAGAGTTGGCGGCCCACAATGGCTTTTGATCTGTCAAATTATGTGGATGTGCCGGCTCGATTACGTATGGCTTTAGAGCAATATCCAAATATGAGCGTGCTAGAGCATCCAGTGCAAGTGCGTGAGGTTGACGGCAAAACATACATCGAGGTGACTGTAGAGGTGATTTGCAACGATGACGCAGATCGGCGCGCTACGGCGTCAGCATGGGAAATACATCCGGGCCACACGCCTTACACCAAAGAGTCAGAAATGATGAACAGCAGCACAAGCGCTTTAGGCAGAGCGTTGGGTTTCTTAGGTTTTGGCATTGCTAAGTCAATTGCATCGCAAGATGAGGTGCGTGCACGTCAGGATTACACAGAAAAGGTTAAAGCATCAAATGCACCAGACAGTCACGGCAGCGCTACACCGAAACAGATCGGTTTCTTGAAGAGCCTTGCACGCGGTAAAGGTTGGGATGATGTGCAGCTGCTTGAATACATCCACCGCTTACTACAGGTCAATGACTGTGTAGTTGAGACACTAACCGCTGGTCAATGCTCAGCTGTTATAGATGGGCTAAAGAAATGACTCGTTACAACAGCAACTATGGCAGCCATGATCAGCTACAAGACTTACGCAGAGCGAACATGGCTGCATTGCGTGAGGTTGACCTCT